TACGGCTTCACAATTGGTTAAAAATCACTTGACAACTTACTAAAACTATCGTATAATATATAGATACTACTAACTTAGGAGACTTTGTATGATTATTGGTATCTGTGGACTTATTGGTTCTGGTAAAGGTACAGTCAGTGACTATCTAGTTGAAGAATACAATTTTGAAAAAATATCATTTGCAGATAAATTAAAAGACGCTGTATCAGAACTATTCGGCTGGAACAGACAAATGCTAGAAGGAGATACTCCTGGGTCAAGGCAATGGCGAGAAGAAATAGATTCTTTTTGGACAGAAGAAACTGGCCGAGAAATTACACCTAGACTAGTATTACAAGAGTTTGGCACCGACTGTATGCGTAACGGCTTTTATGACGGCATTTGGGTTAGTATGGTTAAACAACGTATTATTAATAATCCTGATAAAGAATTTGTTATTCCTGATGTAAGATTTCGTAATGAACAAAATGTTATTAAAGAACTAGGCGGAGAAATTTGGCAAGTAAAGCGTGGTGCAGATCCTGAATGGTTTGGTCAAGCAATCTTAGATAATCAGACTGGAAGCAATTTAATGGAAGGCTATGACATTCATGCTAGCGAATACAAATGGATTGATACTAACAATCATTTCAATGCCATATTATATAATGATGGTACAATTCAAGATCTTAAAAGTCAGGTCGAAGATCACCTTGTTTCCACCGCAGTCCCTTCTTTTGGGTAATACGCTGACAATTAGCACAAATTGTTTTTAAGTTAGTTGGTCTACAATTTTGTAGATCTCCGTCTATATGAAACACGTTAAACTGTTCTTCGTGGTTACTTTTAAAATTACATTTTTCGCAATAGTTTTTCTTTTCATACCCCAACTGTTGCCATTTAGGAATACCGTGCCCTACTCCGTTTCTTAAACAACGTTCGCATAGTTTTCTATAATACGTTTTTCCGTTCTTTTTATAGTTTATCGCAGCAGGCCGTTGTTTACAAGTGCATAAAGGTCTCATACTATATTTATCTCACCTTTTTGGTACCTTTTTCGGCATGATATGCATGTGGTTTTATTAATAAACATATAAATACAATTAGAAGAACTACACCCTATAGGAGAAATAAAAATGGCATTAGTATCACCAGGCGTAGAAGTCAAAGTAATCGATGAGAGCTTCTACACTCCAGCTGCTGCTGGAACAGTACCGATGATTTTTGTTGCTACAGCTTCCAATAAAAAATCCAGTTCCGGTTCAGGAACTGCCGCAGGCACAATTAAAGCAAATGCGGGGAGACCTTACTTACTCACTAGCCAAAGAGAGCTTGGTGAAACATTTGGTGATCCTACTTTTTATTCAGATGCTAATGGCAATATGATACACGGCGGAGAATTAAACGAATACGGCTTACAAGCTGCTTACTCATTGTTAGGAGTAACTAACAGAGCATATGTAGTAAGAGCCGATTTAGACTTATCAAAATTAGAAGCAAGTGCTACTGCACCTGGCGGTGAGCCAGCAGACGGAGCGTATTGGTTTGACGTAGGCAACACACTTTATGGACTTTTAGAATGGAATGGAGCCGCTGCTACTACAGTAGGCGGGCAATCATTTACAACTCAAACGCCAACTAAAGTAATTACAGCAACATCAGATTTATCCGGTGGCGTACCAAAAACGTCAATTGGTGCAATTGGTGAATATTGTATAGATGCAACTACTACAACTAACAAGTACTACTATAAAACACCAGGTCATGTGACTTCTGCAGGCGCTGCAGGTAGCTGGGTAGCAGTTGGTTCAACAGCATGGACAGCAAGTCATCCAGCTGTAGTAGGAACAGCATCTAACCCAACTTATGTAAATGGTAACACTATTGTTATTAACACTAACACAGTTACACTAGCAGGTACAACAGTAGCTAGCTTAGTTAGTGACATTAACACAGCGGCAATTTCGGGTGTAAGTGCCGCAGCTGTTGATGGTAAACTGCAAATACATTCAACTGGTGTAGATGTTGTAATTGCAAACGGTACAGGAACTATCCTTACTGTAGCAGGTATAACAGCAGCAACTTATGAAGCACCAAAGCTTACTATTGCACCACATACAAGTGTTCCACAATATAAAACAGGAGATAGTGAACCAGCACCAACCGGAAGCTTATGGCTGAAAACTACTACTCCAAATGGTGGAGCAAATTACAAAGTTAAAAAGTACTCAACTGCTACGCAACTTTGGTCAAATGTACTAGCACCAGTTTACGACACAGGACAAGCTGCAATTTATGGGCTTGATAAATCCGGTGGTGGTAAAACTATTCCACTTGGCGGGTTATATGTAAACACAAATGTAGAAGAAGTAACTCCAATAATTGCTAATAGTAAAATTTATACTAGGGCTGCAACCGGAGCAACAGTAATAACTGGTACAGCTATTACAACTCAACTTACTGCCGCTACTAGAACATTTACTTTACAAGAGTCATTAGCAGCTACTTTAGCATTAGATAGTGCTAAAACTATTTCAGTAACAACAACCGCAGCAGCAGGTGACGCAGATGTAATTGCAGGTCAAATTAACGCAGCAGGATTTACAAATATTGTTGCTACAGTTGATTCAAGTAATAGAGTATCTATTTCACACAAATTAGGTGGCGAAATTAGAATTAAAGATACTGATAGTGCATTAGCATTAGCAGGCTTTAGTGTATATAACTTTGCTAACGGAACAGGCACAGGTAACTTGTATACAGCACCAACAGGTGATACTGCAAGTGATTGGGTTGCTTCAAACTGGAAAGAGCTAACATATACAGCTTCAATTACTGGACCTAAGAGCTTAACAGAAGACGGCGCTCTATGGTATAGTTCAATAGTTGACGAAGTAGATATGTTGATCCACAATGGTACAACATGGGTTGGTTATCATAACTATACAGCAGCTTATCAAAATTGTGATCCAGCAGGACCAATTGTAGCAGCTAAAGAGCCAACTACACAGTCAGATTTAACTGCACTTGTTGATGGTGATCTTTGGATTAGTACAGCAAGCGTAGATGCTTATCCAGCTGTATATAGATATAACGGTACTACTTCTAAATTTGTACTGCTTGATAAAGCAGATCAAACAACAGAAAATGGTATATTATTTGGTGATGCTAGATTTGGTACAGACGGTGGCACAAGTACTACAGCACCATCCGGAACTATTGTAGAATTACTTACAAGTGATTTCCTTGATCCAGATTGTCCGGATCCAGCATTATATCCAAAAGGTATGTTGCTATGGAACTTGCGTAGAAGTGGATTTAATGTTAAGCGTTTTGATAGAAATAGTATAGACCTTACAGCATTAAATTTAAGAATGAGTGATGTATCAATGGCAAGTTACTATCCACACAGATGGGTAACTGATTCAGGTAACAACGAAGATGGCTCAGGTACATTTGGTCGTCATGCACAACGTAAATCAGTTACACAAGCATTGCAAGCAATGGTTAATAGTAATACTGATATACGTGACGAAGAATCACGTCAGTTTAACTTAATGGCATGTCCAGGTTATCCTGAACTGATTGGCGAAATGGTTACTCTAAATACAGATAGACGTTTAACAGCGTTTGTTGTAGGTGACTCACCATTTAGACTAACACCAGATGCTACATCATTAAATGAATGGGCTAGCAACGTAAGAGGAGCACTTGAAGATAATGATAATGGAGCAGTAAGCTATGATGAATATCTAGGCATGTACTATCCTGCAGGATTTTCAAGCGATAACGCAGGTAACAACATTGTTGTTCCAGCAAGTCATATGGCACTAAGAACTATTGTACTTAATGACCAAGTGGCATTCCCCTGGTTTGCACCAGCAGGTACAAGACGTGGTGGAGTATCAAATGCAACATCAAGTGGTTATATTACTAGCGAAGGCGAATTTAAATCAGTTGCACTGAACACTGGACAGCGTGATACACTTTATACAAATAAAATTAACCCAATTACATTCTTAAATGGAGCAGGGTTAGTGGTATTTGGGCAGAAGACTCGTGCTAGAAATGCAAGTGCATTGGATAGAGTAAACGTAGCAAGACTAGTTGTATATCTCAGAACACAGTTAGAATTACTTGCCAAGCCTTACTTGTTTGAGCCAAACGATAAGATCACACGTGATCAGATCAAAGCGGCTGCAGATCAGCTAATGTTAGAGTTAGTAAGTCTTAGAGCACTTTACGACTTTGTTACAGTGTGTGATGAATCAAATAACACACCAGCAAGGATTGATAAAAACGAGCTGTACTTAGACGTTGCTATAGAACCAGTTAAGGCGATTGAATTTATTTACATACCGCTTAGAATTAAAAACACAGGTGAAATTGCAGCATTAGGATAATATACGCAGTTAATGAGGGGTATGAATTTACCCCTCATAAACGTATAAATAATAATGTATTAGGAGAATAGAGAAAATGCCAATCACAACTTTACAAAATATTTCAATACCTACAGAAGGCGCGAATTCTAACTCATCATTATTGATGCCTAAGTTACAATATCGCTTTAGGGTATTTTTAGACAACTTTGGCACAACTGGTGGACCAGATGGTGTTAGAGAGATTACAAGACAAGTACAAGATGTTACAAGGCCAAACATTAGTTTTGAGCAAATGACACTTGACGCTTATAACTCAAGAACTTACCTAGCAGGTAAACATACTTGGGAACCAGTTACACTTACATTGCGTGAAGATGCTAACAATAATGTACAAAAAATTATTGGACAGCAGTTACAAAGACAATTTGATTTCTTTGAACAGTCTAGTGCAGTATCTAGTGGTACTTACAAATTCCAAACTAGAATTGAAGTACTAGATGGTGGTAACGGTGCAAACGGAGCAGCAGTAATTGATAGATTCCAC